CCGCGAATTGTGCGCTTTGCGCAGCAGGTATTGAGCTTGTTTGCGGATAGACTCTGCGTCATGGACAGCGCTTATCATGTGTTTGAATTCGGACATGGTGTTCACCTTGTTAGTTAGGATGGAGCGAGAGGGGTTATTCATCGATACCGACGCAGACACCCCAAAGGATGCCGGCGACAAGAGCCACGATTCCGAACATCAAGCCCAGAGCTACCCAGGTCACCGGATCATGTATGTACTGTGAGAAAGTCATTTGGTCACCCTCATGTCTACCGTGGAAAGCATACTAAAGGAACATAGATAGCATTGCTATTAGACCTTAGTCTAATACGAAGACAACAGTAGACAAGCGGGCAGCAATGGGCGTAGATTCAACGGACAGCGATAGACTGACAACCCGTGTCCTCACGACCACACAAGGCGAGGGAATCAGGAATCGCCAATAACTCTGAACGCAGCAGAGTCTAAAGACACAACGTGCGGGGGGAGGGAGGTTGGGAGAATGACGGGACTTGATCTTGATGAATCAGACAGTTACAGTCCATCCCATGTTTGACCAGCCTAAAGCCTTGGAACTGATTGCGAGCGGCTCAAGCCTTCGTGAAGTAGGCGAGCAGATAGGCTGTAGTCCGGCGTATATCTGCAAAGTAGCGGCTAGTGACCCACACTTCAGTGAACAGTACACGCGTGCGATGGAGATGCGTGCTGATATCCACGCTGACCGCATAGAGACGGTTGCTGCTGAACTGCTGAGCGGGACCAGGACTGACTACAACGCAGCTAGAGTAGCGCTGGACGCACTCAAGTGGACTGCCAGTAAGCTCAGACCCAAGCGCTACGGTGACAAGCTGCAGCTAGACGCTGATGTACGCATGCAGGTAGAGCTGGTGGATGCAACAGCAGTCCAGGCTGTAGCCACGCTGATAACCAAAGAGGACCCATCCACTGAACGGTAAGGCCAGGGGAGGGGTAGGGGAGGGGGGAAGAAGCTTGAGCCTCTGGCGCCTCTATCTGTTATGCCTATGACCTCCTCTCCCCCACTGCTCAACTCTGTGAATACCTCCTCTCTTCCTGCAGACTCCTTATCTACTAAGGTCATTCACCACATTCGTTCAGGATTGGTGGGAGAACCTGTTTCGGTGTACTTGGGGTATACCCGACAGACGATCTGGTACGAGGGTAAGGTGTGTAAGGCAAGGAACGAGTGGGTACCGGTATGAATGTGTACCTACCAGAACCTGTAATAGAACAAGGAGTGTGGAGGACCCCATTTCAGCGGGACGCGGCCTCTTTCCTGACAAACGCTTTCCCTGACGCGCAGGTTAAATTGCGAGAGGACCTCGTTTCCAATCCGTTGCAGGTAACATGGAGAGGGTGGTCTGATATCGTGGATGAGGGGGATTGGAAGGCGGTGGCGTTTCATTTGATGGATATGACTCGTCGTGCTCGGTGAACCGAAACTTCATCTGACGGGCAAAGCCCTGACGGCCAGGGATATCTATCGCCACATCCGGGAAAGCATCAATAACCTAAGAGCCAGGGGCATCGAGCCGAAGAAGGTGTGGGTGTCCCAGTATGTTGCGGATTGTATGCACGAGATGTGGGTACAGGTTGCCTCCAAATACGACTTGAAGCTTCCCTTGGGTGTAGCCAACGTCCCGATGTTCGTGGGTTCGGGGTTGGGAAGGAACAAGTTCGTCTTCGAGTACGACGAGGACAAGGAGAAAGGTCATACCCTCCGCCGAGGACCCGTGGCGAACCCTCTGCCTGATAATGAGTAAGCCGCATATCGTCCACTCCTGTGGATTGTGGTGGTGCTACCGTCACGGTATGGACATGACCCGGCAAGGATTGGGACACACCCCAGGTGAGGCTTACTGGCATTTGTTTGCAGGGATTCTGTGAAGGTCCAAATCCCCTTCAACTGGCACACCCGCCCGTATCAGAATGATGCCTACAACTTTCTGACGAAGGGCGGTACGCGATACGTCGGGGTGAATCATCGACGGTGGGGCAAGGACTCTTTACTGCTGAACGCTTCCTGCTTCAATCTTCACAAGCGGGTGGGGACGGGCTGGCACATGCTCCCAGAGGCATCTCAGGCAAAGAAAGCCATCTGGGATGCGGTCGATGAGTTCACGGGGGTACGGCTTATTGATCAGGCGTTCCCAGAACCCATCAGAGCCAACTGGCGCGACAACGACATGTTCATGCGCCTGAAGATCGGCTCGACATGGCAGGTCGTGGGGAGTGATAACTTCCAATCTCTCATAGGATCTCCGCCTATCCTGGTGGTCTTCTCCGAGTTCGCCTATGCCAATCCCGTGGCATGGCAGAAGATCAGTCCTATATTAATGAATAACGGCGGCATCGCGGCTTTCATTTCTACTCCCTGCGGGAGGAACCACTTCCATGGCCTGTATGAATACGCAAGAAGCCCGGAAGGCAAAGAGGCCGGATGGTTTGCGGAACTTCAAACGGTGGAGGACACGGACGCCATTGTCTATGCGAACTTTGCGTCTGCAAAAGCGCGTGGAAGAAGCTTTGTCTTCATGGGAAAGACTTACGAGCGAATTGAAGACGTTCCACGTGAAACACGACTGGAGATAACCCGGAAAGCGATCACGGATGAAGAGAGGCAGCTAACCGCTCAGAGAGGTGCCCAAGAAGCCCAAGCCATCATCGCGCAGGAATACTATTGTTCCTTCCAAGCCGCTATCCCGGGCGCCTACTACGGCCCTGTCATCGAGGAGATGGAACGTGCGGAACAGTCCAAGATCATGCGAGTTCCATATGACCCAGGATTTCTGGTTGAGTGCTGGTGGGACTTGGGTATTAGAGACGACACGGCTATCTGGTTCGTGCAGCATGTCGGTCGGGAGCGCAGAGTCATCGACTACTACGAAAGCGCCGGGGTCGGTATTGACCATTACGTCCGTGTGCTCAACGAACGCCGCTACGACTACTCGCCAGATGTACTTCCGCACGATGCCGGTCACGGTCAACTGAGCCAGAGAGGCGGTGCTTCACTAGCGGAAGTCCTCAAAAAAGATTACCGCCGAAACAACCGCGTCGTCCCGATGACACGCTCTTTGCAACTCTCGATCCAGAAGGTCAGGACCTTTTTACCTACCTGCATCTTCGATGAGGAAAAGTGCAAGGATGGCCTCGACAAGCTCCGACAATACCGACGGGTCTGGAACCCGCAGACACGAAGTTACAACGACACACCCCTGCACGATTTCACGTCCCATGCTGCTGACGCTTTCAGAACGGGGGTGGAAGGTTTGCTCGCCCCCATTGCCCAGCGGGATGAACGGGGTGTAAAGTCCGACTGGGACCGCTTTGAAGAACCGCGCCAGCGATATGCTCTTGGAGCGGACGACGATGTTCTCGGGAGATTCACATGAATGAAGTAGCCGTGGACAAATCCGTTTCCGGTGCCTATTGGCGCATGAAGTACCGGGGCAAGGTCGCTTTTGAAGAGGAAGAGCCTTCCGAACAGGCGAAGAAGGCTTTTAGAGAATCCGTGGACCGGGCCTTCAAGTACGGCGACGGGTACGGGACTGAGGTAAAAGCCACCATCCAGGAAGCCCGGTGAACATCAGCACGGCGAAAGAACTCATTGGTCGATATTTCCCCGGCTGGAAGGTCATGGCGGATGAAGTGGCTATCGGAATCAGCAACGGGAAGTACCTTGCAGCCGAGCCTTTGAAAGACGTGCTGGAATCCACCAGCCCGTGGTATCTGATTGATCTGGCCTACGCTGTTGAAAAACTCAATGGCGGGCAGGACTGGACAGGCGCCAGAAAGAAAATCGAATCCCTTTGGTCACAGGAGCCGGTATGAGCAACCTCTTTGGGGGATCGAAACCGGCGGCTCTCCCCCCGCCCATGCCCATTCCGCCTCCCCCGACCATCGATCAGGCAGCACAGAACCAAAGCAACCAGAACCAGATGCGGCAGCGCAGGGGAGCGGCCGCGAATGTTTTGGCGGGGTCTAACCCCGGTGCTCCGGCAACTCAGCTGGCCAAGTTGTTAGGGGAATGATGTGAGCAAGGGTCCAGCTAGATCATACGATGGGGTTGGCAATAGATACGGCAATCTCGTCGTAAAGGAAGTTTTTTACGACTTGTACAGTGGCGTGTATAGAAAGTTCTTTTGGTGTACCTGCGACTGCGGTGTAACCAAACGCATCCGTTCCGATGGATTGATTTCAGGCGCAGTAATATCCTGCGGTTGTATCCACGTAAAGCGCAGTGCCACAAATTGCGCCAAGGTCGGCAAGACGAATATCCGACACGGCATGACCTATAGCCATACCCACCGGTCATGGTCATCCATGCTTGCTCGTTGCAAAGCCGGGTCACTTCACCCTAAGCATGCTGCATATTCTGGTCGAGGTATAACGGTTTGCGATCGATGGAAAGTATTTGATAACTTCCTAGAAGACATGGGCGTCAGACCGGAAGGCAAAACGCTTGACCGCATCAATAATGATGGCAACTACGAGCCATCGAACTGTCGATGGGCTGACGCCAAGACGCAATCGAACAACCGCCGTAACTCAACCCATGCCTTGAACTCTGCCGGATACTCTGGCCGTGTTCCACGCCTGTGGATGCAAGACATCTTCGGAGTATAGGTATGGCCACGCGAAAGCGCGAGAAACGAACGGAGCGTCTAGCCCCTCCGAGTACCGCGCCGGATGACGAAACCGCCGGGAAGGTTTTGGCACGGCACCAGCAGATGGAATCGGTCCGGGGAAACTTCAACACGCTATGGCAATCCGTCGCAGAACGTGTCCGCCCCAACCAAGCCGACTTCACGACCAAGTGGGCCGAAGGACAAAGAAGGACCAACCGGGTCTTCGACGACACCGCCCCCATGGCGTGCGAGAACGGGGTGGCGGCTTTGGAGAGCCTTCTGTGCCCATCAAGCAGACAGTGGCACGGGCTTAAAGCACGGGACAAGGACCTGCAGGGAAAACTGATCGTCCGGCAGTGGTTGGAACAGGTCACGGATACGCTCTTTGGAGCGCGGTACTCCCCCGAGGCCAATTTCCAAAGCCAGATTCACGAAACCCTGGGGGACATCATGACCTTCGGGAATGGCCCGTTCCTCGTAGACGACATCGTGGGGATAGGGATTCGCTACCGCTCTTTGCCTCTTGCGTACACTTTCGGCCTGGAGAACGCGGCGGGGATGATTGATTGCATTCACCGGGAATGGAGCATGACGCCCTTCGCGGTGATGGACGCTTTCAAAAAAGGGATCATCGATGAAGTACCGGACCAGATTGCGGATGAGTATGCGCAAAAACAAAACTCCGAGAAAACCTGGGACTTCATCCACGCCATTTGTCCAAGGGACGAAAGTTATGATGCAGGGGGAAAGCCCATCTCCTCCCTTATCGTTTGCAAGCAGACTCAACAAACCGTCAAGAGAGGGGGTTACTACACCCAACCCATTTTCATACCCCGATATCGAGTCAACAGCCGTGAGACTTATGGGCGTGGACCGGGCGTGGACGTGCTACCAACTATTCTCCAGCTAAACGAGATGGAGAAGGCGGACATACGCATCACCCAAAGAGCCGCTGATCCACCGTATCTGACGGTAGACGACATCAACCTCCCGGCATTTAACCTCCGGTCGAACTCGATCAACTCGGGTTACTTGACCCCCGATGGAAAAGAACTGATCCGGCCACTGCCAAGTGGCAGCAAGTTCGAGGTGATGGACAAGAAGCTGGAGATGAAACAAGCCACGGTTCGGAGGGCTTTCCTGAACGACATCATCTCCATCCTCTCCGAACACCCGGACATGACGGCGACACAGGTTTTACAGCTGGCTCAGGAGCGGGGTTACTTGGTCGCTCCCATCATCGGCCGAATCCAGAACGAACTGATGGGTCCTGTGATCACGAGAGAACTGGACATCCTCCACCGCGCAGGACAACTCCCCGACCCGCCCGAAATCGTCCGGCAGAGCCGGCGTTTCAACTTCGACATCGAGTACACCAGTTTTTCACAGACGGCCCAGAAGCAGAGCAAGGCTCTTGCGATCAACATGACGCTTCAACAAGCCTCTACGCTCTTCCAGGCCAACCCGCAGTTGATGACGAAGATGATCAATCTTCCACGCACTTTCGAAGCACTGGCCGAATCCAACGACGCGCCTCCGAGCATCCTCAATACGCCCGAGGAACAGGACGCGATGGATCAAGCAACAATCCAGCAGCAGCAACTGACCAACATGGCTACCATTGCAGGCCCTGCCTCTCAGGCCATCAAGAATCTTTCCGATGCTTCTAAAGGCACCCAAGCCATCACGCCCGGTGGAGGCTAATGCCTCGCAAGACCACCAACATCGATGTAAAGCATGCCTACCAGCGTTTGTTCCTCTTGAACGAAGGCGGCATGACCGACATCGCCCGGCTGGTAATTGGGGACCTCATCAAGGTAACAGGGGGAGTTCAATCCCCCGTCCAGTACGACTCCCTGAGCAAGGTCGATACCGAGGCTACTTTAATCGCTCTTGGCTGCCAGAAAATCTGGCTGCACATCAATTCCATGCTGCATCTTCCCGAGAGAACCACGATGGGACTGATGCAGGATGCCATCCACGTAGGAGTAGACCATGACCGACACGACGACTAACCGAGGCGCAGCCGCCGAGGCTCTGGCTGGCGGCAATCCGACAGAAGGTACACCACAGCCGACAAACGGTGCTGCACCACCCACCGAAAAACAGTGGTTCTCCGACCTCGATCCCGTGCTTCAAGGGAACATCGAGAAGAAAGGCTGGAACACTCCGACCGGACTTCCAAAAGCCCTGGAAGGTTACTTTGAGATGGAGAAGCAGTACCGTTCGGGCGATAAGGTCATGCTTCCGAAAGATGATGCAGACAAAGTCGGTTACGACACGCTCTACAACCGTCTCGGAAGACCCGAGTCTCCCGACAAGTACGCTTTCCCTGAAGGTGTCGATCCTGAGCAGGTAAAGACGCTTGCTCCAAAGCTACACGAGTTGGGGATTAGTCAAAAGCAGGCGCAGGCTCTGGCACAGCTCG